TTAAAACTTAACTTTATAGACTACAGACACATTCTGGACACCATGCTTATCTACCCCTACTATCGCCTCAATAGCTCTATCATAGCTGAAATTGCGCTGTACAGCAATAGGATAATAAACAGAATGTCGTTCTTTATTATACCCCACACCAGCCCCCACTTCCCAATTCCTTTTATATCTTTCACTTGCCATCTCCTTAATGACGGGTGTTAAATCTAATTGTGTCTTATTGTCCAAAGTGTGCCCCTGTGGTACCTTAACGATACCCTTATTGGGCAGCTGTACAACCACTTCAGGCTGTCTTATAGTGACATCTGGGGACGTTAAGGACGTTTTAGGACGTACTTGGTGCGTATTGGTCACAGTAAGGACATCCTTGTCGGATGCCGCAAACTTACCATAATTAGCTTCTTCCTTAGGTGGTGAAAATAGTTTATAACCAATAAATAAACCACTCAAGAAAAGGATAATAGCTATGATTATAATTAATATCTTCTTTCGTTGCTCTGAAATAATAAACATTTTATAAATTATATCCTCCTATTGTTTAGATATTGTTTATCATAACTGACCAAACTGGTTAGAGCCCTGTTTGTCCCCATAATCCCCCTATGACTCTCAATGCTTCCAATAAGTAATTAATATTGGGTACATTGATGCCACATAGGGTCATTATAAATGTGCCAATAAACAATATTAAAATAATAATAATACTAACAAACAATACCTTAGATAATCGTCTTTGTAATTGTGTATATGGACGCTTGTTTCTCCCAGGTCTCATAACCCTGGTACTACAAGAAGGTACTGGTAAGTGGTCTTTATTATAATCATCAATCATTACTTATATGCCTCCTTAATGTTACATATTGTTACATAAAGGAACCTTAATGTACCTTAATGTTACATATATGTACTTATATGTTATATCTAAGTGTTGTCTTTCCCCCTCGTGTTTGGATTTTTTTCCTTCTCTTTCTTCAAGCCGTGCCACAATTAGCATTTCGGTATTCGTGCCACAATAAACTTTTTGAAAAGAATAAGTTGACAATAACTAAAAAAAAAAGAGGATAGTAATAGCAGCCTGCTAATCACTACTATTAATACCTTCTAAAATCCTCAGGAAGGGGCCTACGTTGCCCAGGAAGGCCTCTCACGTACTTTCTGTTAGTAATTTACCATCCAGGGCATTTTTATGTATAGTTTATTTTTAACTTTACATATTTTACTACTGGATGACATATGACTCATTAAGGTACCTTCAAGGGGCAAATAGCCCCATTCATTGCAATCTATGAACGATATGGAGCAAGGTTCTTAAGGTGATAGTGTCCTGTGGATAATTGTTGTTTACCCATATCAGGAATATATGTAATTCCCCTATCAGGGTCAGACCATGCTTCTAATTGTTCTTCAAGGTGTTCTTCAATGCCCGTATCAGCATCTCTATCCAAAACTTCTTTCCAATGGGCTACTGCCATAGACACAGCATCTAAGCGGTCATCATGTGCCAATGCGCCCCTTTCGTTACATAAACGGGTCATCTGGTAAAACAATGAGTACGCTGGGTTGCCCTCATAGACACCATAGTCTTCCATGATTACTGTGGTATTTATGATAAGTCTGTGCTGCATCATAACAGGTTCTAAGGTGTCAATAATGCGTTGCTCTTTTTGTGTCCTATTGTTTACTTCTGAAGTAGCACAGGGGTGTGTTTTGTTTAATACGGGTTTTAATAACTGTAAGAACATACCATCCCCAAAGTTAGACTCAATAACAACCTCATTAACTCCATAAAATTTAGCCTTCAAAGCTAAAGCAGAAAGAGTTTCAGGAGCATAACCGTTACGGTATCCCCCTACTTCCATAAGAAATAAATAACCATTTAGGTATTTTACAATAGCGTATGCTGACTCATCTTTGCCACGTCCTGATGGGTCTATTGCCATTACTGTTCCTGTGTAACTTTCTGTCTCTTCAGAGCGACTTAATGCCCCATAAAAGTAATCACCTTTAAGTGCCACACAGGGTACATCATGTAACCTTTTAGACGGCTCACTGCACCACGCCCATTTCATGGAGGAGCTATTAAGGTCTAAATCGGCCACAATGAGGTCTTTTACTTTCAATGGGTATTTTTCTGCGTCAGACAGGTTCGTATTGAGCATGAATTGTAAGGCAAAACCCGCACGCCCATAGGACAGTCTACGTTTTGCTATCTCATCTTCATCGAACCTTTCAGGGTCAGTAGGCAACCCACTGTACCTTGTAGGGTTCTCATCAAACTTCTGGGCAATAAAGGGGGCTAATTCGTCTCCATAGTTTTCCCGTTCTTTTTGGTCGTTTGGATAAGTAACTGTCCATACCATCTTTTTGTACCCACGTTTTGTCAATTCATTATAAAGAGACATCTCGTTTTGTGGGGTCCCCAGGTAGATAATCTGTCCTCCTGGTTTTAAGACAGCATCAAATTCTTTTACGGCTTCTGATAGTTTATCTCGTTGTATCTGTGTTCCCGAATTGTTCGGGATTTCCACGTCATCGGCGATTAACAGGTCTGCACGGCTTCCTGTTATCTGTCCTGTAATTCCCACCGATTTAACAGACGGGGAAATATCAGGGACAGCAAGCCCCACATCAAAAAGATTTTGGGTGTCTCTTTGTCCTCTTTGTGGCAATAAAGGTTCCAAAAAAGGCAGCAGCATAATAATACGTTTGATAAAAACAGCGTTTGCATCTGCTCTGTCTTTGGAGGCGGAGACAACCAATACCTTTAGCTGTGGGTCTTTCCACAATCGCCATACCGTATAGGCACAAGTCAGGAAAGACTTAGCAACCCCACGGAAACCCTCAATGATAAAGCGGTCTCCAGGTGGGGTCATTAAGTATTTTGCTATGTCATATTGAATGGCAGTGGGGGCAGGAAGACCAATACTTTTCCAGACCATGAAGACAAAGACACGAAAATCTTTGCTTGCTTCTGTTATCTGTTCTTCTGTCCACATTCTTTATCACCGCATGTCTTTAAATATAGGAATTACTTCGGTTACTTGTTTCTTTAATTCTGTCATTCCCTTAGTTTCTGGTGTGGTCTTCATATCGTTTTCTTTAAGAAACTTCCGTACCTTATCCAGAAAAGCGGGGTTCTTTCTTAGCTCTTTATCTTTCAAACCTTCAAGCAGTGCAGTGACTTCCAGTTCTGCTATCTGGTCTATCAGCTTTTCATCAATTTTTATCATGCGTTATGCACCCCATAATCATCGTAAGCTTGCAGTGTATTTGCATCAATAATAGACAAAACTTTATTTGCATAGTCAGGGTCGGTTGCATAGACACTACCCATAGCATAGACAAAGGAGGCTACATCAAAGGTGTTGCTCCAGATTTGCCATGCTTCCGCATATGCAGGTTCTTCGGCCATCAAAATGCACCAGTCTTCACAGGCTTCTTCTAAAGAGTTGTAGTCCTGGAAACGGTCTTCAATCGTATAATAGCCATATGTATCAGACCATTCCTGTGTCTCTGTGACAATATAGGGGCCTGTTCCGTTCCACTTACGGCCAAAGATGTTGTAATCACCAATCACATACCGTCCCCAGCCACTCTCCAGAGCCCCCTGTGCAATCAATACGGATGCAGGAAGGTTCCATTTATGTGCCACTGTGGCCGCTTTAGACCCTAACCAATTAATAAATTCATCAGGTGTCATGCATGTCTCCTTTCTTCTTTAATGGCTTTATACATCTTGTATAGCAGCCAACCTATTTGAATTACTGTATAAATGCAGGTCAGTATGTAGACCCACTCATTCCAAGAAAAACCCATAAAAGTCGAAAAGGTCACACTTGCTGAAGGCGTAACCTTTATAACATCATTTCTAAATGTTTCTGTTTTCAAAATTTCACCACCAACCTGGATGCAAAAAGCAAGCATAAAAATAAAAACCAAAAAGTAAGCATATCGTGATATCGCATTTGTTCCTCCTTATGTGTGATTATTGATATCAGGCCCCCAGGAAACCATTAAATAATAGTAGCCATCATTTGTTACCTGTTTGCTTTTATTGTTTTTAATCATGAACCAGGCATTATTATCTGGCCCCATAACAACCAGCTGAAATTGATAGGTGGCCCCAGGGATAACACTATAATACTTATCCGCTTCTTGCTGTGTTGAGCATTTAATACGTGTAATGTATGGGGGACATACCCAGTTATGACGCTGCCTATCAGGGGGAAATGTAATGTTGCCTGTGGGTATAGCTAAAGTAGCAGCTGTGGCTGTTATTGTCACATTATTGTCCGTTAATGTCCCTGAAGAGACATTTAATGCCCCAGGATTATAACCATCATGCCCTACTATTGTAGCTGTCCATGGTGTCCCATAAGGGAACCAATACTCATTTTCATCTGTCCAGCTTTGTCCTCCAACATGCAGTGTAATTGTCTGATTGGGGGATTGCTGTATTTTTAAATAAAATTCTCCATTTTGTAAAATTTGATATACCTTATTATTTTTTAAGGTACGTAGTGGTGTACTTCCACCTGCTGCGCTGCCTAAATAATAGGTTAGTGGTATAAAGAATATATGGTTGTCAATAAGCATTGGAAGCCACCTATTACCTGAATTGCATTCTTCTTTTGTGGTATAAAGAGCAATAGTATGGGTTGTATTTGTACGTCTATCTAAAAATTTTAATGAATGGTTTGAACGACTCATTCTATCCACAACTCCCCATTAGGAAAATAAAGGTGACCATTTTCCCCTATAATGGGGTTCTGCACCCACCCTGTCCATCCCCCATTGTTATATGTGTTATACCAAATAACAGTCTGGTTTTTAGCATTATTGACACCAACCACTTGAACAGTAATGCACTTATTGGACACATAAAAGACCTGTCGTATGCCCCAAGAGACATTAGGCGGCGTGTTTATCTGTGTGTTGTCAGCTATTAAATGAGGCTGGTTTAGGGGACTATAAGGGTCATCTAAGGATACAAGGAGGCAATCACTAAGCCCCCCATTATTCGTTGCGGCCGCCAGTATTTCTTCTTTTTTAGCATATTTCTGTTCACTTACTTGCCTTGTATCATAGGCAGCGGGGTCCCATGTTGCAGCCTGTTGTGCACTTTTTGCAGCAGCTTGTGCAGATTGTGCCGCCTGTGTTGCCTGTGTGGTTGCTTTGGTTGCCTGCTGCTTTGCTCCTACTTGTGCCTGAAAAGCCTGTTGAGCTGCTATAGTTGCCTCTTCTGCCTTACTAAGTACAGTTTGCATATAAGTGTTTACTTCATTTAGCACAGTGATGCATTGAGACCACAGGTCTTTTGCAATTAAAGCCCATGAACGACTGGATTGTGTCTTACCTGTCGAAGACTCTATATCGGTTTGTCCATCAGGAGAACCCGTTGATATTGCCCAATCTTTAGCTTTGTTCTGTGCAGCCACTGCCTGTAAGCTGGCCTGGGCAGCACTACTTGCAGAAGTTTCCCCTATCTGTTTCAGGGCATTGAGCCTATTTAAATAGGTGTTTCCTGTCTGTGTAATGCCCTGCACCTGTTCTTGTCCTTTTGCTTTCAATTCATTCAAAAAGGACTCTTTATTTGCTGTAATGTAGTGTAGTGTAACAGCATCTGTAGGGTCTTGAGGGTCTAAAAGATTAATAATGCGGTGCATACGTGCATCCCAAGCCTGTGATGCTTCAGACAAAGCCATACCCCCATCACGTACTTCATCTCTGGTTTCTTCCGCTAAGTGCAGAAGCTGTACTTCTTGTACAGACATATCGACTGCTTTTAGCACAGACGCATCTTTCCAGGCTACCAAAGGCTGTGTAGTGGTCTGCCTTACAATTTCTATCTTCAGGTTAGTAGGAGACGCCAGGGTAATTTGTTTATCTGTTACAGTATACTCTGTCCCCTGTATCAGTTCTTTTCGTGTCTCATTATCTATCAAGCGTACTTTAACAAAAGCCTTGCGAAGATAATCAAACGAAAAAGAATAGACCCGTTGTGTCCCATTGCCCTGGTATGTCACCTGTGTTTTTCTTTCGTCAGCCATAGGGCTCCTTTCTTACAAAAAAAAAATAGAGGGCCATTAAGACCCTCTTTGTATTAAAATAGCTTTACCACCCTATCCAGTTTAAGAAAAGCACAATAAGGGCAGCACCTGCATAAAAGTTTACGAAGACTTGAACAATGTGCCAAAAGAGACTCCACCCAGTATAATAGTCCCAAATTTCTTTGCTATGTATTGTTTCGTAAATACGTAAACGTATCTTCTTTTCTTCGGGGCTTAAAGAATACCAGTTTTTATCCCACTCTCCTGTATACCCTTCATGCATTTTTAACCTCCTGTCAGCTTTTCTAAAAGACCTTTCTGTTTATATACCTTTTTCTTAGGCGTAGGCTTTTTGGTCTTAGGCTTCTTTATGTTCACCTTATCTTTGATAAGAGAAGACACACCTACCATTGCCCACCAAGACCCCAGCGGTAAAGACCTCATCAGATTATCAAAATCCCTGGTGTCTCCCTGATGGGTTGCCAAGTCATAAGCACCTACCGCTCCATAAGCTGTCTTATCCAAAACACCAATAGCAGGGGCCTGCCCAATAGCCTTACCAAGCTTACCACTAACGGACATATCCGAACGGGGCTTCTTATAAGTATTATCTACTGTTGTCCTAAAGCCCTGGAAATTCGTAAACATTTCCGCTACATCAGTACCTACAGACAGAATAGACATAAAGGATGCTCTTGTCAACCCCGCTAAGGCTAAGCGCTGTGGCGTAAGGTTCCTATCAAAGAAGGCATCCCGTTTAGCTGTATCATTGGGGTACATAGCGTACCCTCTGGCAATAGTCAGCCCATAGTAGGTCATAGCATTTGTGCCCATGGAGAACATTAATGCCATCCCATCGTCCACTTCATGGGACTGCAAGGCCCTCATCATCTGTCCATTAATAGTCCTAAATGTGAAATCTTTAAACTGGAAGAACAGTTTAGTAAACCAATTAGCATCTTTAAGGTACCCAGTGTTTCCTATAGTTTGCTGCTGTATAGACCGCAGTGATTGATTTCTAACCAGCTGTCTCCATAATGTAAACGTATCAGGAGACTCCTGCATCCATTTGTCCATGGAGGCTGCTACCTGGTCTTGTGGAACATCCAGGTATTTCTTTATATCCCGTTTCATGCTAACCGTATCAGACACTCCTGCTGCTTTTAGTTTCTTTGCGCTTACGGGGTTCCTAAAGGCACTAAATGTTTTACCATTTGCCCAGTCTATAAGGTCTGTAATGGCACTAATACGGGACTCCTGTTCCATAGCGTCTGTCAGCTTTGTCATCTGGTTTACAGTAGAGGTCAATAAAGACTCTCTATGTGTCCATTTGTAAGCACTATCGGCCACTGTGGACAATAAGGTACGTGAACCGTCATCATTATGTGCCATGGTCTGGCTAAAGGCACGGTTAGTCATAGAGGAGCTCATATGCCACGCTTTGGTCGCAATAGATTCCCCCTTTAGATGCTTTTCGGCTGCTTCGGCTATAGACGCCAGTTCTCCATTAGACATGTGTCGCCAACCTCTGGCCAGTGTTTTACCAAAGACAGGGATACCAGACAGCAAAGAATGAAAGCCGCTGTAAGCAACCATAGACCCAATTTCACCTGTCTGTGCAAAGGTCATGTTACCCCCTACGTTTGCATAGGAGTGCTTACGTATCATATTGGACAGCAGGTTCCAATTCTTCATGTCGGCTGTATTATAATCACCCACACCTCTTATCATCTGGATGGAACGTCTTAACGCATCTTTCTGTCTCTCTGCACCTCCTTTGCCTAATATATGTTTGCTCTTTTCTAATTCTTGGGCGCAGGTATCCAGAAAATCTTTGGTACCACCTTCCCCAAAGGTTGCATGAAGAGCAACATCACCAGACATTCTGTTTATCATTTGTGGCATAATTTTGTCTATATCAAAATCACGCATGTCACGGTCAAAACAGAAGGTAACACCGTTACCAATATCCATTTCAGCGGATGTATCCATAGGAAAACGGTGATTAAAGGAGGCCATACTGTCCCTAAAAGTAGACACATCGCCATCCATAAACTCCATATCAGACATGTGCCTATCTCGAATACCAAAGGCCCAGTCCTTAGCATTTTCCTCTATCCAGGCATCCACGGCTTCATCGGTTACGTCTGTCTTAACAGGGGGGACGCCTTTAGGCCCATGAGGTTTGCTGTTATATTGAAGCCTTGCAATATCAAAGTCTTGTTTGGCTTTGTGCTCCAGCTGCTCTCGAATGACCTTTCTGTTTGCGTTGCGCCTTGCATAATCCGTAAGCATATCCTGAAATTTATCCCAGCCGTTAGTGCCACCATAATAATGTGCTCCTACGTAGTCATACATCTTATCCATGTCTACAATACGGTAAAACTCATCATCATTAAAGAGACCGTCATGACTAAGATATGCTCCTGTACCTTTTCGTCCACCTAACTTTTCACCTTCCGCTGCCCCAAATTCCATCATATCTTTGCGAATGGCTTTCATGCGCCTTGCTAAAGACACAATTTCAGTGGGATATTTAGATAAGGTGTCTGTTTTACCTAAGGCAGCACAGTTTTCATTGAGTAAATTGTAACATTTAACAATGTCCTCATTTACTTTATTGATATACTTATTTCTTAATGCCCCCACATGACCATACGTTTTCACCGTATATTTGATACGGTCATCCATAAAATCATTATACATAGACAGCCAGCGGTCTTGCATAAACCGTTTAATGTCCTCTGTTGATTGTGTCATACCGAAACGTTCATGGCCACGCATTTGTGCATCGTGTAAAAGGATATTTGCTGCTTCTCGTAATCGTGGCAGACGGGAAGAGGCCAGCTTACCATAAAGAGTGCCTGGAAGCCAGCCCGCCTCTAACCATTCCCCTGGAGAAAAATGAAGACCCAGGAAATCAAGGTACCAGTGTTTATTTTCTTTAGACACAGCCCCTTTAGTATCCATAAAGGTCTCATGAACAGGGGTTAGCATATTGTCTTTGGAATAATGAATATCCATAACTACATTAGACCCATCAGCTAAGGGCGTAACTACTTGCTTACTATTAATTTCATTTTGAACACTACGGGTTATCAGGTCTTTTAATTCTTCATCTGTTGTGTCTTTATTAGTAATATTCTTTTTAAGACGTTGCCAAAGCTTCTCCTTTTTATTAAAGGAGTTTTCTACCCAATAGGCTAATGCTTCCTCGGGGCTGTTTGCCTGTTTAGCTGCTGTCTGCCAAGCTATATCTTTTGATGTCTGCATTTTCTGTTGGACTGTATTCATTATCTGCTTATAGGCACTTTCAGGCATTATATGCTGTAAGCCCTGGTGTACACCAACTTCATGTGCCACTAAGCCCTTAATGTTCTTAGGTGTCACCTTATCGGACAATAAAACAGACACACCTGATGCCTTATCAGTAAAAGCTACTGCTTTCTTATCTAAAGAAATGCCATTGTGGGCAGCCAATTTCTCTGCATGCTCTCTGGACACAATAAAGAGCTTATTAGCATCCATGAGTTCCTGTGCCTCTTTGCTGCCATCTGCCAGCCGCCTCTGATTTACTTTGGACAGGTAGTCTACTACTTGCCCTTTATGTGACATAGGGGAGACACAATCCTCTGCCTGTGCCACTATGGTTCTTTTAGTCTGCTCTATGGTGTCTTCAAGGGCGTTAATCTTCTTACCTCGGACACCTGCTTTACGCAAACGCCCTGCAAGGCCTATAGCGCCCCCAATGGCCCCACCAAGGAAAGCAGCAGAGGCATAATCAGGTTCCCAGCCCCCATAATTCTTCGCTGCCCAGCGGTTTGTTGTAGCTACAGCAGAGCCTAAAGCAACTTTCGTGCCACACTGAATGGCAAAATTATCCATACCTGTAATAGCAGAAGACACCCGCATTTGTTTCTTTAAAAGTGAAATCTTTTTAGTTAAAGCAGCTACCTTACCAGCTTTTGCCAGTAAGGCTGTACCACCAGAGACACCCGCAGCTACAATAGTCACAGGGTCAAATAAAGCCCCCACCACAGAGCCCAATGTAGATAGTCCATATTCCATCTGGGAAACACGTGCTCTCCTCTGCATGTCCTCTTGCTTCATGTGTAGGAGCTCTTGTAAGGCTTCTGCACTGGATGCATGTGTTAAGACATATTCCTGTGCTGCTAACGCTCCCGCTATCTTGTTGCCTTGTGTATCTGTATCTGGCAGTTCTCTTTTAACCATCTCTACTTCTTCTTGAGATGGATTATATGTATCCAGAAAGTGGGACACTCCTGATGCATTTATGTTTGCCCAGAGGTTCCTTAAGACTGCCCAAGCACCATCATCGACTGCATTATCAATAAATTTATCTTTTGTTTCTTCCCATGTTCTTTCAAAGTAAGACGGATGGTGGCTGTCTTCAGGAATAGGTGCGGGTGTCTCTCCCCACGGCCCTATTGGGTGCGCCTCTTCAAACACCTGAAAATCAGGAGACACACCTAAAGCACTGGTCAACCCTGAAGCATATTCTTCTACAGACGCCCCATAGTAACCACCATTCTTTAATGCTTGTGCATAAGATACGGGGTCTGTTGCATCTGCAATACCGTTCTCGACATAATTTGCCAGATAAGCCCCAGCAAATCTTGCCCCCTCTTCTCTGGAAGAAAAAGGCTTATACCAGAGGTCTCCATCAGGCTGTCTCCAGTCATCCCCCATATCTTCAGTGGTTGTAAAGCCCCCTAAATTGTTTCCTGTTCGGAAGAGTTCAGACGTAAAGCCACCTGTCTCATGGTACCATTGTGCCCATATCAGATTAGGGTCAAGATATCTACCTGTCTTATTTTGAAATTCCTGTGCAGCTATCTCCGCCAAATCCATATAGGGTTTCATATCACCTGGCACTTAGACACCTCCTTATCAATCTATAATTCCCTTAAACCTATCTAAAATATCATCAGTGATACTATCATTATCATCTGACGTATTATCTGTATTTGTTTCACTATCTATAATAGCTGCTGCTGTTTCATTACCGCTGGCTAATTCATCAGACATAATATTGGACTGCTCTGTAAACTGTGCTTTGGTATAGGCAGCTACAGGTTGCGCCCAATTTGTAGACCGTAAGACCAACGTATGGTCCCAGCGGCTGTATTCAAAGTACAAATTGTCTTCTTCTACACCCCATGCAGCATTATTGATAGCTGTCTTATGCCTTAGCCAATTCATGGTAGCAGCACCTGCATCCAGCTTGTCATCTGCCGAAATGTCCGAAAAGAACGCTTTAGGCAAAATATGTCCCTTATAGGTCATAAATACTCTGGAGACTGTATCATTCACCTGCTGGGTTGCTGTGTCTTCATCCATGCCACATGCACGGGCATAAAGGAACAAATTGTGTGCTAAAGGCTGCACTAAGGGGTCATCAAGGTACGCCCTGTCTGCCTTAACGCTCTCATTGTCCTCTGTAGAATAATCTAAAGTTTCTACAGCATTGTTATTGGCCATATTAATATAGTCATCTTCAAATAACTGTCTCTGTACTTTATCAGCCAGCTTTTCTGCCCCATTAATGAACATAGCCAAAGGCTGTTTTACATTCAATGGGTCTGGGTTCATGTCCATTAACATCTGCAATGTTTGAATTTTAGCTGTGTCTTCATCACCAAAGATAGACATAAAACGTGGTGTATCAGCTGCCAGCATATGGAGACCTGTTGTTATACCGCCAAAGCTCTTTGAAAAGGCATCATTCAAAGCAGATGCCGATGGGTGTATCAAGGCTTCATGCACCTGGTTCTTTATGCCCTCTGCAAGGGCACCATGAGGCGCAAAGTCTAATACAGCCATCATTTGCCTTGCTTTTACGGCAGGGTCTGCGGAAGACTGCATAAGCTCCATGTAGACCTCTTCGGCCGCTCTATTCTGGTCCTCTTTTGAGACTGTCTTTGTAACAATATTTCCTGCTTCGTCATACTGCTGTACAGTCAAATTATTACCAAGAGCCGCCCTGCCCCCAGACAATAAAGTATAAATAGCCTTTTTTGCTGTTCGAATACCTATGTCTGCATTAACCTGCTTTGCATGGGCCCTGGCTTCTTTTTCCAGTAGCTTTGCTTTTATTTCAGGAGCCGCATCCATGGCTTTGCGAAGATAAGACTCCAATGTTAAATACCCCTGTGGGCTGTCTTTTTGCAGTTTTTCCGCATATGCTTGTAAGCCTGCTACATCCCCAGTGGCTTTTAATTTATCAATTTCAGCTGTACGGTCAATAGACCATTTATTCATTTTATTAAAAGAGGACTGCCCCGCCATGACTAAGTAGTCTTGTAAATCAATCTTGTCTTTTACTTTGACATCAGCCAGTGTTTCTGGGTCTCTATACAGGGTTGCTTCTCCCAGTGCCTGTATCTTATCAGGAGACCCCACATCACGGGCTGCCTGTTTTAGTAAGCCTTCGGCCATTTTAATAGACTCGGATGGTTGATAACCATTAAGAGCCATAGCTAAAAACTTCTGGGTAGCTGCTGCTGTAGCATCTTCATTAGACATTCCCAAAGACATCTGATGAGTTAAATCCCCTAATGCCACCTGAAAGCCCCCATCACGCTCCGCTTTGTAATTAGCTGAACGCTGGGCACCCTGCAAGCTGATGCTTTGTACCAGACCCTTTTCATAACTTTCATAAAAGCCTTCATCAAGACTATCCATATTGACTTCAAAAGGCAGCTTATCTTTCATGTCCTGGTAATAAGATTGCTTAAAGGAATAATAGCGCTCTGCTTCTTCCATTGCTGTGGGGAGCTCTCCCTGCTCTTCCCGTAGCTTTGCATATTCCTGGTCGGCCAACATAGCCATATGCTTTCCACGCATCTTATCAATATAAGCCACTGCATATGGGTTGTCTGCCAGTTGATACTGGCCATATTGTGCCAAAAGCTGTGCAGAGGTGGCTGTTGCCCATGATTTTGGGTCTGTAGCACCTAAGAGCGCCTCAACTTTATTGGCGTCTAATTGTTTCTGTTTGTCCCTTTCTGATATATAAGACTCTACAGCGTCCCCAAAGATACCCAAAGAGTGTGCTAAACGATTTCCTGGCATAGCCTGGGCATCTATATAACGGGAGGAAGACTGCAACGGATTTAAACGTGAAACATATGTAGCTACAGGCTGCTTAGTAAACTGCCGCTGTGTTCCAATAGCATTTGCTATGTTTGTAGGCATCTTAGACCCCCTCCCTTAACCTATTCATAGTCCTAAAGCGTGAATTGGAATATTTTGGTTCCCACGCAAAGTTATAATCATTTTGTCTCTTTGTCTTCAATTTATAACCTGTATAATCACCCCAGCCTCTATCGTTACCTAATGCGTTCCTTGTGGTCTCAATAGGAGACACATTAACATTCCTACGATAATTATTTATGGCTGTGGCGTCTTTCTTTGCTGCATACCCCTTTAGGCCTGTGGCAGCTAAAGACATCAAATCACCTATCTTATCGGGCTTAGCCTGTGCATAGGTATTAGCAATATATTCTTTGGCAGACAAAGCGGTGGTCTCTTTGTTCAGGTCAATCTCATTGCTCTTGCGGCTATAGTTATCCTGAAGAGACCCAACGGCTCTGGCTGTGTCTGCTTCACCCGCCCTAATCAGACGGTCAGCTGTCCTTCCACCTCCAGCCATGCCTTCTGCAATAGCTGCCTGTACAGAGGAATTTAATTGCATTTGATTAATACGAGTTTTTATAATGTCATTAACAGCCGCTTCATATGAGTCTCGCCTTTCCTGTTCATAGTTTTGAAAAGCATAGTTCATTTCCTGCACAGCACCTGTCATCTTCATGTTTGCGGCCTGTGCGGCTGCTTTATTCTTTTGTCGTATGCCCCAGGCTTGTAAGGCCATTTGTCCTGCGACTGCCCATGTGCACATCTGTATCTTTCACCTTCTCTTTTCGTGTAATTGTAAATGTACCCCAATTGTCATTTAAACGTCTCCAACGGGCTCCTAAGTAATTCAAATAGACTACGTGTGTATAATTGCATAACCACACCACATTTGTAATTACTCTGTAATGCTGTAAAAGAACCTCTTTAAAACCTTTAGACCACCTGATAAATTCTATTTTATGCTTCTCTACATTGGTAGTAAGCAATAACCATACTTTTGCTGTGTCTTCATTAATTGTCTCTATTCCACCAATACCCAACAAAGAACCATCAGACAATGTAACAGCCATGACGCCCTTTAAGTGACATAAAGTGACATAAAGATGTGTCCTATCATAAATCCCCATAGCATGAAAAACCTCTTTAGCATCCGCTTTTCGGATATGTTGTGCAAAATAATGCAGCTGTTCTTTTGTTGCTGGCATAATAGTTATCATATACTGTGTGTCCTTTTCTGATAATTTCCAGACCACGTCCATTCCATTAAGGAAACAGGTGTGGGTGCTCTAGAGCTAATTGAAATGATGCAATTTGAGTTGACAGACATAATTGGAAAGAGCATCGCCCCTGTCTCTATTGGGATGATGCCCAGTTTGTTTGCAGCCTGCCCTAAGACACGCCCTGTATGATAATATTTATTGTCTGCCCTGTTGTCTTTATGAGACACCTTAACTTCAAATACTCCTGTCTCTTCAAAATTTATCTTTGCATTGGTCAGCTGGAGACGTCCCTCATCATCAGCAACAACCCCCGCATCTGTCTTACGCTTGACATAAATAGTAGAAAAATCAATTCTAAAGGTGTAAACCTGTCCTATTGTCACCTTTTGTCCCACATAGTTCCCATGAAGGTAACATTTATCTGCCTTTACGTCTTCTGCGGAAAACTCAAAATAGTGCTTATCTGGGGTTACTACACCATAGTAAGTACCATCAGGCACAGCATGGTTATAAGAAGCCCCAAGGTGCAAAATAGTCTGGTGATTAATGTCATCATAGTTTGCTGCTGGAATGGGGGCAGTAATTGCCTTTCTGTCCAAAAAGACCCTATAAGGTTCATCTTCATAATCCTTTGTATTGTAAGTAAATACTACCTTCTCCATAAATAATCGATTGTCTCTGTTTAATAAAAGGTACAGTTCAGACCCAATAAAGCCCCCACCTAAAACAGCGGCTTTATCAAATTCCCAATAAGACCAAGAAGACTGTAATCGTTCATCGTCTGCAAAGAGGAATTTATATACATATAATTTTGAGGTATCCCCCACAGACGGCAGTAATACAATGTTTTCATTGCCACAAGAATAAATATCATAAATACCATTCTTTAATAACGATGGGACATGTGATGTAATGTCCTGTGCGTCTTTAGTCCCACGGGTATCATCCATTGTATAGTATTCCCTTACGCTGGAGTATAGTGCTCTCTTTACAATAAAGTAAATGCGTCTCCCCACTGTTTTTGGGGCAACCGCCACATCACACGCAAAGGATGTGGTATGTGGCACGGAAGCATTCTGTGGGGATAAGACGCCGTCTACAGACAAAATGAATTGTGAGTTTTGTGAGAACAACACCAGGTCTGTTGAAAAGGGTACCGCATGGTACAAAATGGACACCTGGTTATCAGACACCGCTAAATCAATGGGGTCTGTATCCTGTACTTCTACTGCTGATGCCCCCCAAAAGTCAAAAAAGGAGGCAGAGCGTGACAAAATAACGTTTTCTCCAGACAAAACACCAAGTCTGTTTCTAAATAAAAAAATATCATTGATATTGTTGTTTACAAAAGATGGGTGGGGGTTTGAGTCATCATCACCTGATTTTCTCTCATCCCATGAAACCTCTTTAATGGTAAAGGACCCATCTGCGTTTCTGACCAGGGTATGTGGCATCGTTGAATTATTAAAGCCTGCAAGTATGCCCGGTCTTGCACATTCTTTCCATACATTATCAGTTGCGTCATATGATACATAATAATCATCTGCATCAGAGCCGCTGTTCCCAATAACCTTCACCGTATATCCCTGTACAGCTGTCACTGGTAAATTTGTAAACTTCTGTACTGAATGAAAAATAGCAAATAGGGCATTACCATTAAAGCCATCATCACATGAACAAGAGTTTATGTGTATATCTTCTTTTCTCATGTAAAATGCAGAGTTTACCAGCTGTGTCTGCCACCCTTTTTCTCGTGCCTTTTCTGCTAAGCGGTCCCGAATAAAATTGGTATCTATCTTCTTTGCATCCTCTGCATTGTCCCCATTAGGTGTTGTAAAAGACGCAACATTTTCTCCATTAATAAAAATAGTATAGGTGCGCCCATATTGCCCCGATTTAACATTTATGAGACAAGCATGGTCATCCCATGTTGAAGATACCTTTTTGTCACTCATTGTCACTTTAAAGTTTCGATTAACAATAAATGTGTAATCCGCAATAGTAACCAGCCGCAACTGTGTACGGGGTTTAGACACCGTCAGATACTGCTGTGCGTTCCCCTCATACTTGACTGTCTTCTTGTTCCCATGAAGGTCATAAATAGACACCCCTGTACCATCAAATATCATCATGTACCGCTCATCTTCATCACGGTTTGCAATGTGTACCAGGGGCTCTGGGTTAGCAAAAGGGACACCTAAGTCAGCAATATAGCATGTAGGTGGTCTTTTTTGCAGCCCAGAAGCTTCGGTAGAAAAACCATTTACCTGTGTCTCTAATTGTTCGGGGAGACGTAATAATGCTGGCTGCTGTGAAATACCAGCCACCAAATTCTTTACTGTCTGTGATATTCTACTCATCTTACCTCCCCTGTAACTGCTGTACATAGGTCATTCTATTGGCATTATAGGTACCTATCTGCATCTCATACTCCTGTAAAGCAACCCATGCTTCCTGTTCTGCTTCCCCTAAAGAATTGTCTAAGCTGTCATCTCCTAATGTCTCATTTTGAAACTTTCGGGATGCTTTAGCTACAATATAGTGTGCAATAGGGTCAAGGAGGTTCTCTATGTCAATATAAAGGACTACCGTGGTTTCTATAGGCTGTTCAAATATATCTGTCTGATTGTCCACATCAAAAACATACCCATCACGCTGCACATATTTAGTTCCGTCTGTCCCTACCAAAAATAAAATATTATCAGACCACCTGATTTTATTTGTATAGACATCAGGATTAAAAAGATAAGATGCCCATGTATTCCAGGCCCACCCCTTTGACTGCACATAGCGGCTTGTTTTGTGTAAGATATGCAAGGCATTTGCTACATCAACGTTTTCAATTACTTCCAATGTGTTCACAGGGGGTTCCCCAATGACACCTAACATTTCATTTACAGCATCTAATTCTGTCATCTATTACTCCTTTTCTTTTAAATATGGCAGGCCAGGTAGGACTTGAACCCACATCTTATGGTTTTGGAGACCACCATTTTTCCATTAAACTACTGACCTATAATGGAGGGATTTAAGGCTCCCTCCTGTTACCTGTGTCTTACTTCGTTGCGCCCATGAAGACCGCTTCAGGCCGAAGACCACCATGACCCATAGCATAGGATGCTACAAGCATGTCTGCCTGGTATTCAGCACGGCGTGCTTTTTCCAGCGCAAGGTCTTTCAGCTTAACGGTGCCCACTGCGGAACGGTGCATAGCAATGTAAACCGCCTTAGCTGCATAAGCTGCGGGGAATACATGACCGTCCCCCTGGAGTACACCATCATTCTTTGCTGCCCCACCAGCCGTAAGGTGCGGGGTTTCAATGATGTCAAAACCAGCCACACGGAGGACATTTCCTTCCGTAATGGTTGCTACAGCCCCATAGTCACGATTAATGGCCACAAGGGATGCAACAAGGGCATTTACGCCCACAGGGGTCATAAATACATAGCGGTCAGATGCAGGAACATAGTTCTGGGACATCTTCGCTTTGACGTTCAGAAGAGAAGACACCAGTTCCTTACCAAAGGCTTCTGTGATGTCTGCTGCTGTGGTCAGCTGCATAATCTCCCCTTTACCCAGACCAGTGATGTTCTCCTTGTTGGCTACCACCATCTTAGCGGCTTCTGCAAGGACAGCCCCATCTGCGGCCATTGCCAGGGCTTCACCCATCTGTCTGGAGTATTCGCTGCGGACATCATAGTGCTTCAAGGCTTCATCAATGTCCGTAATCATCTGGGATGTGGTCAAAAGGCCATCAATCAGAATGTTCTTTTCAGCCCCAGGAATGTTCTTACGGATATCATCCAAAGACTTACCAGGTTTCAGGTAGTCAGCGGATGCCCGCCCAAACACAGGAAATTGTGCAGATTTACCACTGGAAATAGTTCTCAAAATGTGTCTCCCGTTAGTTACGGAAGCTCTCTCAAAAGCTGTAATAGTTTCCCCTGCAAATACCTTCAGGTACATTTCAAGGGAGTCTGTCCCTCCCTGGACTTTACCAGGTTCTGCTACAGTTACGTTCGGCAATTAAATATTCTCCTTTACAATAAAAAAGAGGAGCAATATGCTCCTAAATCAAAATAAATATAGTATTAGCCAATGAAGCTTGAATGCATGGTCTTGCGCTGTACTTCTTCTGTGTAGGCTTTATCTCTGGTATAGCGGGGGTCTCTCATTGCTTTTACCATCTCTGCTTTCGATGCATATCCCTCCTGTGCCTTTCCAGAATTACCACCACCCAGAACAGTACGGTTCGCTGTACCATACTTCTGCTCCATTTGTGCTTTATACCCCTCAAACATGACGGACAGCTGTGTCACATCTCCTGCATCAATCGCATGATTAAATGCATTAATCTGTGCATCAGACAGTCCGCCTACATAGGTCACAATGCGGTCATATTCATCTTCACCACCTGCGGCTTCAAAGACAGCATCCCTATATGCCGTTACCGTTGCTTCCAGACCAGCAATGTAAGCATCCACAACGCTCTTCGGATACCCAGCTTTCTCCAGGGCTTTATAGCTGTCTTCAGACAACTCACCATTGTCTTCATACTCTTTAGACATTCCATCAAAATCAACCCCTTTAGCAGTCAGGTCTTTAATGACATCTTCTTCTGCCTGTTTCTGGTCTGTAATGCGCTGTTCGACTGTTTTCTCTTTAGGGTCCTTTTTGTCACCTTTTGGAGACTTTTTGGTATCCTCTTTGTCAGCTTCTTTTTTCGTTTCTTTTTTGTTGCCTTCATCATCCGCTGTTTCTTTAACGGAGACATTCTTTGTATCTGATGTCTTAATTTCTACATCTTCGTGTCCTTTAAGGGCATCTTCTGTGCCCCCTGTGACCGCATTAGGACCATAAAGAGACCCGCTGTCACTATCCGCCACCTGGACGGTATTATCATCATCCATTTTTAACCTCCTTGTTGCTGCCCATTATTCATTACCCCCTGTGCCATCTGTGGGGCTGCTCTTGTAGCCATCTCGGCCATCTGCTGCTGTTGTAATTCCTGCTGCATTTCTTCTTCAGTCTTGACTAAACCAGACACATCCAAACCAAGTGCATTGGCTTCCATCAGTGTCATTTCATTCCACTTAATGGCTTTTGCCTGTTCGGGGTTCTGGGCAATCAGCTGCATAAATGTTGTCAGCTTATTTAAATCATGCCCACGTCCAAGGGCTTCTAACCCTGTAGTAATCGTGGGTTCTACCAGGTCTTCTGGTAAATCAGGCATCTGTCCTGTTGCAGCCAGTTGCGCCAACATGCGCCTTACCAAAGGCAACTGGAGCTCTTGAGACAAAATAGAATAGACACCACCAAGGGTATCTTCCAGTTCGGATGCCACATAACGAATTTCTTCAGCAGTGACACGCTCCCCATTCCGCTGCACGGCGCTGTTAAGCATAAAGGCATAAGACAGCCTGGACTCAATATTCTGGATGGTAGCATTAACTACCTGCAAGTCTGCATATTTCTCCAGCTGTAAAGCGTGAATGTCTTCTTTTCTGCCTGGTACAAATTCACCACTCTGTGCCTTAGACAGTTTATATGGTCGTGTAATGCCATTAGGATTTACCAAAAATAAAACATTCGCCGCAATGGCTGCTGTCTCCACAATGGCCTTAGAAAGCCCTTCAAGAGACTTCAAGTCCCCTAAATACTCTTCTACAAAAGACCGCCCATAAGACTCCCCATCTACCTTTACCATACGCAACGGTATCCACGGAGTCTTTAATAATGGGAAAGACTGGTCTGAACCAGGGACTGTCTGCCCATCTACTTCCTGATAAGACAAAAATTTATCATCTTCACGGTAAACATGTGTGTAAACCTCAATGATATCTTCTGGCTTCTTTGTCTGCCCCTTTCCGTCCACCAAGGACTGAATGTCATCTGGGAGGGCGGCATAGGCTATCTTATCTAAAGTAACAAGCTGTATAACATTCCCTAAGGCATCACGCTGTACCACATAAGAGTTAAGTTTATACAGCTTCATCCCCTCTTCTTTTGGGGGGAGGAACAACAAGTCATTACCTGTAACAATAAGTACCTTTATGGCTTCAGCAAGGGTCACCCTGTACTGATGTGTCTCTCCATAGTCCGCCAGCTGGTGCTCCTTTTGCATTAGTGCCTGTTCTACCCGTGTCTTTAATTCAGGCTTTGCTTCCAGGTCTTTTTGTGCTTCCTGGCCTGGAGACAGCCTAAAAAAGGGGGCATTAGGAGGAAACAAGGCTAACATCAATTTAGATGCTAAATTGTTTACCCCCCGTGCCCCTACAGACTGGTACGGTGTGTCAAACGTTGTAGACGCCCCAGCTCCCGTTTTAGGGAACAAGGAAGGTATCGTATACTTTGCACACTCTTCCGCCCTGGTTACATATGGAGACCTTTCAGACACTAAGCGCTCATAAAGAGCTTTTGCTGTTTCTGTCCGTTGTGTCTCTGCCATTAGATATTCAATCCTGTTCCTGTGGTACCACCAGAAGCATTGGCACCTGCGTTAATCATCAGGCCTTTCTTACCCTTTGCTTTTCTTTTCTTTTTGTCTGCTGCTGTATCAATGTTTACATCTGTCTGACCACTTTCCTGTGCTGCGGGTGCGGCTGCCTGTGCTGGCTGTTCTACATTAATATCTGGCTGTTTCTGTCTGCCAAATAAACCACCAGTAACCCCGCCAACAACCTTACCTACACCCCGTACAGCGTGCTTTACTAATCTTCCAATTGCTTTACCTACGCTACCCATTAAGTCTCCTTTCTGCTTTATAAAACCCAGCCCGTACCATAATTTCCACGGGTGTCATCATCGTCTTCATCTCTATCAATCTTTAATTCCTGCGCCCCCCGTATTTTCTTCTTATAATCCTGACTACCACCAAAGATAGGGGAGTCGGGGTCTTTTGTCTGTGTATATGGAAGAATGTCTCTTCCTGCCGTATTAATCTTTGGCATACTTACTTTAGACCATAAGCACATTAGTCCTCCTCTTCTTCTTTTTCAAAAGCTACAGACCGTAAATGCTCTTTTACAGCCACAACGCCCTGCAAGTACCCTATCTGCCGTTCGGCATCCATAGTAAGCGGGAACCCAGACAATAAACCTTCGGTATTAAAGACACCATCCAGATACTCTATCAGCTGTGGGGAAACATAGGGGGTTTTCAATTCCTCATTAATTGTCATCTTTTACCCTCTTTCAAAATCTTCACAAAGGAGGGGTACTCTAAAGTAAACCCCTGCTTCTTCATATACAGGTTCTTTGCCAACTGGGGGTCTTCAGGGAGGGCAGCTGCTGTCTCTAAAAGTGGTATATGGTTTAACTTTGCTGTCTCTTCCATCCACTTTGCAGCTACACGCCCAAAGCCGTGAAAATTGGGGCTGACACAAAGGACAAAAAGCTCTCTAAAAACTTCTTGCTCCATCCACCAGGGGTTCTCGATGGTATACCCCACATACCCCACAACGTCTCCCTTATATAGGAAGGCTGCCAGACACCGCATTACTGCCATAACCTTCATAGCTTCTTCAGCACTCTTTTCAGAATAAAACTGTGCACAGTATTTATTTTTCATTGCACATTCTGTAAAAGCATGCAGTGCCTGATAAATATATGTGGTGTCTTTTGGTTTCACCATGTAGACTGTTAGTTCGGGTTCCACAACGTAACCTTGTACTTGCATACGTCATACTCCTCCTCTTTATTCAGAATATGTGCCACCCGTGCTTGCTGGAGTGCTTCTCCTTCAGACAACCCCGCCTTTTTAAATTGGTCCACAACTGTCTTCCAGACCACCCCATATTTTTCTAAAACTTTATCTGCTGTCTTTGGTCCTATACCAGGGCAACCCTTATAATTATCGGCAGCATCTCCTACCATGACCTGTGCTAAGAAATTCTTATAAGCCTGCTTTTCTGAAATCTCAAACCACTCATCATGCAAAAAATCAAAAAAGACACCAGGGATTGTCTTGAAATCTTTATCGCCCGAAATGTGTACTTCATGCCCCTTATGCTTATCAGCAAGAAGCCCCACACAATCATCCGCTTCCAGGGTTGGATAAGAGACACAGTCATATCTGTCTTCTACCCACTGGCGTACTGCCCCATAACAAACAGGCTTTAGCTTCCCAGCACGGTTCCCTTTGTAGGTACTCAAGACTTCTTTACGAAAGTTCTGCTTTGGGTCTGAAAAGCACATAATCAGACCATATTCACCCTCATAGTCCATATGGTTTAACACTTTGTCCACAATAAGGGACACCCTGTCCTCAAATTGGGCTTCTGCGTCCGATGCGTTAGCATGAAGAGTCCATAGGTCTCCGCCCCAGTTGACAGGTGTCTCTACGCTGGAGGCGCTTTCAAAGACAAGCATATCCGCATCAAAAATCAATGTAAGCGTAAAGAGCCACCCCCTCCACCATAAGACATCAGGGATAACCCCTTTTCTGTTACTGTCCAATAGTTACATGCTGTGTTTTCAATGACAGAAGAGATTAGCCCCCGTGATGCTGCCTCGGCAATAAAAAAGGCATTCTCCCTGGCAAAATCGCTCTGCAACGCTGGGGAACGCATATGGACTTCTTTTAAAAACTGTATTAGTTCTGACATTTTGTTACCTTGTCTTTTATTTTTGCAATTCTATCCCGAAACTGTTTTTCTGAAAAATGCTTCTTACTTATATCATTAAATAACTCAAGCATATCCTGTCTTGAAACACCTATTGTGAAAAATGCTTCTACAACATCCTCCAGTCTTGCTATGAGCACATCTACCTGGTCATTAGACATTTCCCTATCGTTCGTTGTCACATCTACAGGCGGTGGTGCACACGGGATGCTGTTATCAACTACCTCTTCTTCTACAGTCTCCAAAGGCTCCAAGTCCCCCGCCTGGCACCAATAGCCCCTGTTTGCTTTGCAGCACCCCATACATGTATGAAAAATATTTAGGGGCCTATCAAACTCAACCGTCACCATGCTATCTGTCTCTTTATAAATACACGTACCTATAAGACCTGTTACACCGTCTCTTTTTCCTACATAACGGACCCTTTGTCCCACTTTAACATCTTCAAATTTCATCTTAATGACACTCCTCCCAGTTATGACCTATAATGCCCTCAGTATCCAATTGACACCTAAAATTAAAAAACGCCTGCGTATCTCTCATTGCAAGCTGTGCTTCCTGTACAACTATCTCTGCTATCTGCCTGGTTCGGCAGGCCACCTGCTGCTCATCATGTATCCAAGCCATCAGCGCAAAGTCACCTTCCCAACCGTGCTTCAGCCCCCTGTCCAGCAACCGCTCTTCTGTCCGTACTATCCAGTATTTACAAACCAAAGCACCTGCACTTTGGAGCAGAAGATTTAAAGCAGAATGAATAGACCGTACATGCAATAGGCGGCCATCTAAGCCTTTTAGATAATGACGCTTCCACCTGGTAATCTTGCCGTGATAGGTCTCTTTAACTAAGACACCCTCAATAGCCTTTCTAAGGTTCTTAATGGCGGGCGTTGCTGCCAAAAACTTCTTTTTCAGACGCTTACCTTCTGTAGCATCCCCACCAACAATCTTACCAATCTTAGCGTCCCCAGCCCCATACAAATAGGCATAAATAAATGTTTTCGCTGTGTCTCTTTTCTCCAGCCCTGCTGCTTTCTGGTTCGCTGTATGAATATCACCATGAACAACTTCATAAGCATACTTGCCATTATCATAGGGATATAAGAAATGGGAAAGACACCGTAGCTCTAAACCACATGCGTCTATCCCCGCCTGTATCCACCCCTTTGGTACACCAAATAGCGCCCTGCATTCTTTGCCATAAGGAGCACCATTATGTGGCACCTGGGCAACATTAGGAGACGAATGGGTAGCTCTTCCTGTTACTGCCCCGTTAGGATTGACCCGCCCATGAATACGTCCGTCTGGTTGTACATGGGAGAGCCACGCCTGGCTTCCATCAGCCAGCTGCCCTAAACGCTTTGAAATCATTAGCTGTTCTTCTAATAAAGGGGCAAGCACCTGTACTTCTTTAGGGGCTTTTTTGTCAACTTTTAGATACTTAAAGGTCTGCTCATCCATCTTAAGGCGCCCATCTTCCGCATAGAGTTCCACATTGTCTGGTAAATACCCACAGCGTTTACAAATAATATATTCAATCTGTTGTCTGCTGTTCGGGTTAAACTCTTTATAGCGTTGAATAGGAACACCCTTCACATACCCAAGAGTCTTATTGTCCCTTTTAGGAATAAAGACCTTATCAGGAATAGGTGGTACCATCTTTCGTATTTCCTCATCCAGTGCTGCTGCTCTGGCACGTAAGACACCTTCCAGTTTTATAGCCTCTTGTACATTAAATGGAAAACCATTGCGTTCCTGTTGTGCCATAAGCCACGCTATCTTATGCTCAAGCTCTATAGCTGTCTGTGAATATTTCTGTTCCAGCAGCTTATCATAAAGACATTCTGTGACAACAACATCCTGTTCGTTGTAGTCCAGCATTTCCTCATTAAAGACCGCCCAAGCATCCTCTGTGTCTTCCGCATAGGTACCTTTTAGAACACCTAAACGATAACCCCAAGCAGCCAGCTTATGAGACCCAATCAATGTTCCTGGTAATTTACCTGCCCGATATCGCCCATAATCAGACTCACCAATATTGGAATATATCAAGCGTGCCATTACCAGGGTGTCTACAATATTCTTTCGCTGGGCCCTATCAATAGAGAACCATGGATAAAGCTTCTGAATAGCGGGAATATCAAAATTTATGATGTTGTGTCCACATACCCCCTCCCCAGACCGAATGGCATTATGCAACCTTTTAATGCCCCTTTCCACGGTGTCTGGACCATAACGAATAATATTTTTATGCCCATCAGAGATGCATAGACAATGGATAACTGTCATATCCTCTAAAAGCCCGTTGCTCTCAATATCAAATAAAAGCATTGTCAATCAAAAAGGACTGCCATCCTCTTCTGCCTCCTCTCTTTCTTCTACTGATAGGGGTTCGGTTTCTTCCAAGTGGTCTGTAGCCTTGTTATAAAAGAGATAACCTGCAATCCCTGTCTCTCCTGTCCAGCGGTTTTTCAAGACACGAATACGAACCCTGTTTCTTTGTTCCCCATCTGCTTGCTGGTTTCTCTCCAAGCCAATGACTGTATCGGACAGCTGTGCAATAGCTCCAGACCCCCGCAACTGCGAAAGGGAGGTTGCTGCCCCCTCTTCATGAGACATACCATCAATACGCTTCAGGTGCGAAATTACAATCAGACCTACTCCCGTCTCTTCGGCTAAAGAACGTAACTGTGTCATCAAGATGTCAATAAGCTTTCGCTCATTGTCTCCTCCCAAACCAGACACAGCAATAGAGATATGGTCAAGAATAATAAAATCACACTGCTCTCCCACAGCCATATAGCGTATCTTACTTAACAGGTTATCACCATCTAAAGACCCAAAATGCTCATATAGAATAAAGTGTCCAGTCCCTAATGTCTTATCAAAGGCCTGCTTGTACTCTTCTTCAGAGACACCCTGCCTATTCATATATAACCGCTTAGATGCTGCGATAGACATCAAGCCACGGGCGGTGCGCTTCACGTTCTCTTCAAGCATCAATAAGCCTACCTTAAGGCCCTTTGTGACGCCCAAATCGTAAGCAACCTGTTTCACAAACGTTGTCTTGCCTACACCTGTTCCCGCTGTTAAGACAGTTAATTCACCTTTTCTCAAGCCACAGGTCATCTTATTCAACGGGATGTTCCAAGGAAACATAAAGCCCTGTTCTGTGTCTTCCTGCTTACTTACTTCTTCCCACAGGTCAGCACCATTCACAATGCCGTCTGGGGTGTACTTTTTGGCATTCCAGATAGCTTTGATAACTTCTTGTCCTCTGCCAGCCAAAAGGCACTCATTAGGGTCTTTAAGGGGCAGTGTGGCTACATAAAGTTTATTAGGCTGCAATAAGCCTTCAACATCCTTTACAGCCTTTCGTCCTGGCTCATCCATATCAAACATGACAATAACCTGTTCAAAGGAATTAAGCCAATCCATGTTCTCTTTAAAGACCCGCTTAGCAGAGGAGACACCATTAGGAATAGATACAACAGGATACTTATTGCCGTTCAGCTGTGACACAGTAAGGCAATCAATCTCACCTTCTGTCACTACCAGCTTCTTTCCCCCGCCCCCTGGCCATAAATGCTGTCCAAAGAAACGGTTACTTATCTTACCTAAGGTGGTAAACCTCTTATCTGGATATCGTATCTTTTGCCCCACACAGACACCATTATCATTAAAATAACAAGCTATCTGAATGGGCTGTCCCATCTGCACCCCCGCTTTATAAGAATAGAGCCTACATGTCTTTTCAGTAATCCCTCGCTTTTTTAATGGAACAGTTGGCCAGTCTTCTATGTCATACAGAGTACCCTTTTCTTTAGGTTGTGTTTCATGATGTGTTACATGACACGAATAACAATACGTGTGTCCATCATCATAGATGGCTAAAGCATCGTGACTTCCACAATCAGGACAAGGAAGATGTGCTTTAATGATTTCACCGATTTTTCTCACCCCTCCATAGCTAAAAGAGACCCATCAGTAAATGTGGGATAAGATTGTGTCACCCCCTGATAGGTCTCTTTTAATTTTGCTACTATTGCCTTGAAAGCTTTTGTTTGAGCAGCTGTCATCTTCCCCCTAACCGTTGGAATTAAGAGTGCAATGCCAGTCGCTTTTTTCTTAAACTGAATACCAGCCACCTCATCAGCAGCATGGTCTTCTTCTACACTACCGTTCCTGTGAATAATAAAGTGGTAGCCCGTATCAAACCGTGCATTTCTTTTCATTTCACAGAACATCTCTTGTAAGGGTTTATCTTCTACATCCCTTTTATCAATTATCAGACAATCTGTCTGTTCTCGTTTTAAATATTTTACGTATTTACCCATTTTATTTACTTTTTATTTTTCATGATGAGGCCTCCTGTATCTTTTTTATCTTCTTTCCACCACTCTTCTGGAATCCATTTTGTAGCATATTTGAACCCATGTTTCTTACACCAGTCAGCATAAGACGTGGGGCTACCCTTGTATATTTTTGTTCCAGCTGATGAAAAGACAAACCGAATATCTAAGTTCGGATGCTGCTGCTTGATTAAAATGTGCTTCTTGCGGTCTTCTACATCAAAGATGCCTTTAGTTTCCACTATGACACCATTAGGCAGCACAAAGTCGGGTGTGTAATGGTGCACCTGCTCTGGAATACTATAATCTATCGTATATTTTTCATACTCTACTTTGATTTTAGCATCTTGTAGCTGCAAGGCCACGTTGTCTTCTAACCCTGACCTGTAGCCTCTATTGATATGATTAGACCATCCACCTCTTCGTGAAAAACGTCTCACCTTTTAAAAATCCCCTTCAACCAATTCTTCATTATCTTCGTTCTCGTCTGCGGACACAGTGTTTTCCTCACAGACATAACCATCTTCTTCACCAAAGCCATAGGATTTAGCAGAGCCCCCCTGGCCATACTCAATAAGGTTAAGCACCTGTACAGCATTCAGCCGCAAAGAGACACCATTGACCGCATTAGAGACATGAAATGGTATCAATGTTGCTGCAACCTTTACAGTAGAGCCATTCCCAATATTGTCCCCCTTAATCGGGTTTCCTGCGGCATCAAAGACACCAATAGTTCTCGGCAGTTCTTCTCCTGAACGGGTCTTAATTGTAGACGGTACCTTAAATTTAAAGACAATATCGCCATCTTTGTCTGTTTTAAAGCCCATAAAAGGCTCTTTAGACCACTTGCGGCCTGGCTTAAGCTTCATCTCTGATTTTGCTTTTTCCAGTTCCGCTTCAATCTGGGTCATCAATTCATCGGTATCTTCTTTATTCAGCTTCAGCTGGATGCTGTAACCCAGTTCCTTCCCTTCATAGGTTTCGGGTTCTCTTAAATGTGCATAAAAAGCTTCACCAGCTTTGGTAACAATTTTTGTATATTCTGTCTTTGCCATAATATTAATCTTCATCCTCCATAACTTCTTCATTGTTAAATGTATCCACAACGGACATATTAAAAACAGGGTCTTTTATGAGACCCAATTTAGCAATTACTTGCCCCTTTTTCAGGTGACAGGCGTCTGCCCCGCTATTCCTTAGCAGTAGGCACACCTCACCCATGTATGTTTCATCAATTATTTTTGTGCTGTTAGCCAGATTAATACCATGTTGTCCTAAATAAGACGTGGTGTGAATTTCACCATGGTATCCAGCTGGTATCTGGACAGCAATACCTGTATGTACTTCACATATATCCTGGCTAAAAATGACTACATCTTCATCAATAGTCAACGGCAGCCATCCTGTCTGTTTATTTTTATGTTCGGGGATAACTGCCCCCTCATACAGTTTCTTTATTTTTAGTGTTGGTAACATCCTCTACTTCCTTTACTACAAAATATATGCCATTCCTAACTAATCCCTGTCCGTTTGAAAGACTAAAAGAGCTTAGTATCTGCACGTCCTTTCCCTTTTCATTAATAAAGTACACGGGGTCTTCTGGGTTAATATAACCACCTAAGTCAATGACACGGTCAAGTAATTCTTTTAGGTTCATACGGTCACACCCCCACTTTTTGACATTTCATTAAGCCACTTTTTGTACCTCAAAATCTTCTTATCAGTATCTTCAATATCTTCTTTACGCCCCCTGCGCATCTGATACTTAATAAGACACCCCCGTAAATAACCAATAAATTCATCTTTTGTCAGACACGCCTGCATAACCATAATAGGCTGCACGGGCATGCTGGCATAGTAATCAGGATTATAAGCATCCACCTTACTCATTCTTCTTCCTCCGCCTCCTTTATTACCCTGCTTTCACAGACGGTTACTAAGCCTTTAAACGTACCTTCACGTACATAAATAAGACAATTCTTGCCAGTGCTGAACGCAAAGACACCCTTAAATATGGTGCCATCTGGTCTGGTCACTATCACCCTGTCGTTTGCCTTTAATGTCACGTACTCCCTCCTTTCTCGCCTGGAAATAATAAAAGAATTAATTTTTCAGAAAGCTTATCACCCTGTGCCCATATGCTCTCTTCCATGCCATCTACAATGTCTGAAGTGGTCTGTGCACGGCTTACATGATTAAGTAAATCGTCAAAAAGGTCATCCTCCATGACCTCAATAAGAGCACGTATGTCCTCTACTGTACACTTAATCATTTATAAAAAACCCCTCCCGTTAAGAAACTCTTCAATGTTAAAAGGCTCCGTATTCAAAACACAAATCTCCTTAAATAAATGATAATCTTGTATCGGGCACACCTCTTTATCTACTCTCCAGCATACGCTACCCTTTTCCTTTATTGGTTTTTCTGTACAGGCCAATAGGAGCCCCCTGTTCGTCCGAATTAAATAATTATAACCAACGCCATACAGGCGTAATAAAAGGTCATGTTTAATATTAAAAATTGCAGCCATTTTTCATGCCCCCTTTTTCTTTTCAAACTTTTTCTTATAAGCTCTTCGGCCCTCAAACAGCAATGTAATCAGCTTATCTTCCAGTTCTTCCATACAGTCCTGAATGACTTCCATCATGTTGACACTAAGCTCAATAGGTGTCTCACATTTATCCTCATAGTAATTAAGGTCATCTGCTAAGGCGTCCTCATAGAGCCCTATGAGCTCCTGAATTTCCTCTGGGGTACATTTAGTCATGGTCTTGTCCCTCCTCCTCCTCATTAAAGAGCTCACAGCATTGATAACCAACGGTCTCGTCTGTATTAGACCATGATGTAGCCCCATCACAATAAACCCTAAAAGGAAAATTAGTGCTGGATGTCTCATAATGTGAAAAATATCTTTTATTTTTTAATCTGCCTCCCTCGTCCCATACAAGCACTTTTGTGTCTTTTGGTACCTTTGTCCAATCAATAATGCCCAATTCTTTTGCAATATCAAGGGGCTCTTCATCCACCCACCTAATGTCCTTAAAGCATAAAAAGCTGTGTACCTGTAGACAAGAGGAAACGCAACGCATATCATCCCATATATACTGCTTCTTTACTGGTTTATCCTTATATGCATAAAGAAAAACACTTTCATCTCTTGCAAGGTACCGATACCCCTCATCATAGAGATGCTGCAAAATGTACTGCCTTGCTTCTTTGTCACTTATCATTTTTATCTACCTCCGTATGTAAAAAAAATAGAAGAAAGAGAACGTTTCTTTCTTCAAGCCGTGCCACAATTAACACTTTGGTATATGTGCCACAATTAGAATATGTATCATTTTTGTCCCACAAAATGAGTGTGTGCGTGCACAACATGCTATGTTTTGTTTTTAAAGACACAAAGTATATGCTACATTTATGTACCATAATGTTCCTTATAGTTCCTAATTGTTAAACATATAAGTTATACATTTAGTTAAACAATAATAATAAACACTTAGTGAAACATATAGTTTCTTTATGATACCTTATGTTTACATAATGTTACTTTATGTTATTCTTTCTTCTCTTTCTTCAAGCCGTGCCACAATTAACACTTTGGTATATGTGCCACAATAAACTTTTTATTTCTCCGTTATTAGTAATCCATAAATACAGAGATTAGCAAGGATAAAAGGTAATGATAAATAATAGAAAAATTCTGAATTAGTGGCTAATAAATAACCAGCCATAAAATTTAATAAACAACAAGAAAGGCAATCAATTAACATTTTTATTTTTCTCCTCTATTAATGAAATGCATATAAGCTTTCTTTTATCTGGTTAATATTAAACGTACCTTTGGTTGGTTGTGGGGGTAGATGTTGTTTACCGCTAATGAATGGTACCATGTCATTTTCAAAAGCTGTTAAGACGTCATGTGTTAAATACATTTCTATAAAGCACTCTCGAATGAGACGAAACAGTAATCCTGCTTTTGCTAAAGATGTCCCGTAGCTGTCGTGTATCATAGCAAAGTTGCTTATTTTTGCTTCTGCTGCCCTATTAACTGTTAATTGTAGATGGCTGGCGTCCATGCTGTGAATGAAGTTAGGTGCAATTGCTTGAGACTGCTTTCGTCTATCTACCGTTCCTGTCATTTCTGCATCATAAAAACGCTTGATAATGTGTAAAAAGCGCATTTTGAATGTTTTAACCTGATAGACCATGTAAGGCTGTTGCACAATAAAGCCCATCGGTGTCGTCCATTGTATAACTTCACCGTTCTTAGTGACCGCCCTTGCTACTTTTTGTAGCCATTCCATGCCCTGCACAGCTTTAATAACTGTTGTCTGCACCGCATCCCATATGAGTTTTGCCATATAGCCTGCATACTGATTGGCATTATCTGATGTAAAAAGCCCCTCCCCGATGTGGGATACTATTGTGTCTTCTAAAATTTGGTCTCTGAAACCAAACTGTTTCGCTCCATACGCTAAGGTCATAACAGGCCTTTTTGTTACCTTTCTGTTAACACCAAAGGACAACCAGCCCTGTGCAAGGGTCTTTGTACCATACTTGATTTTATCCCCATCCGTGGTGTCTCCTGTGCCTGTCTTGGCATCCTGCTCTAAGACACAGTTAACTTTATCTGCTACGGTCTGATAGATGTCGTTTGGCTTATCTCCAGGTGCTAAGTTGACCTCTTTGGCTCCAATAGGGTCTCTAAGGATGGCTGAAAAATGTTGTAGGCCGCTACACGTGCCATCGAAAGCTATTGGTATACCTGTGATGAAACCTTTAGCGTGACCACTATGCTCTTCAAGGTACTTCTGGAGCTTTTGATATTCAAAACACCACGCTAAAAACTCAAAAGGGGCATCAAGGTTACCCCACCAGTCCACCATGTCTAATGGTTGGGCAGCAGTGTCCAAAATGTTGCTTTTATTATCTTCTACCCATGCTATGCAGTCTGCAAAAGACACCTTGTCTATTCCCGCAAATTCAGCACCTGCAATAAAAAACCACTGGATGTCTTCATCATTTTCCAGTGGTTCTGGTTCTGCAAATAATAGTAACCCTTTATTCAATTCATCGCCCTGTGGGCTAAAAGACGGTATTGGGTAGATACGCCCTCGAAAGTCTATGTTATGTGGAAAGTAGATTTTATCATATTGTTCAAAGCGTTGTGCTGTCCGTAAATTGATGTGTACCCTTAGGGCTTTTCCCCGCCTGCTGGCTTCCTTTTCATACAGAAGTTTAGCGGCTTTTTTGTGTCTCTTAAGCTCTTCTGGTGTTGGATTTTCAAGCGTTGGTAATTTTGAAAAGGGTTCCATTTGGGGCAAGCCCGCTATGTTACCCCCTTGTTCTACAAGATGTTCAACTACCCTCAAGACGTTTGAATTGATTTTCCATGGTGTCTTCTGAATAGTATTTACGGCATTAAGAACGTTGCTTAAATCTGCATATTTTAATTGTTCTTTATACTGCTTAAAGAAGAAATTGTTGTTTCTGTCTTGTGTATGAAAGCGCTCTGTCCGAATAAACGTATGGATATATTGTAATTCTCCATAGTAACCACCTATTAAGTTACTGTTCCACGGCATTGGTGGCATAATCATTGGGCACGACTGATAAGCATGAGACAATAAAAAGTCCTTGTTCCTTTTCCATAATTCTTGAAAAATAGTAGTTGGTTGTATGCAATCAATATGCTTGGGATTGTCATTATTTACTTGAAATAAATCTGTTCCATCAATCAATATTTCTAAGAGTTTTGCTCCAAAGAGTTTTTGTGTTTTTTTGTCCCACTGCTTTTGTTGCCAGTTATCTTGTTTCATAATGTTCTGAACAAAATAACGCCGATAAAAGTTACTTTTTCGATACTTTAAACCGTGTAATAGGCTTATTGTTTTTACATTATCCTGTTGTAGATATTCTTGCAAAGTGGTTTCTTCTAAAACTGTTCGTGTGGTATCGGCACTAACGTTTGAAAGTGTGGAAAATAGATGGGCCCCATTGACGGCCTCTGTGATTGTTGCTAAAGACAACAAGGTAATTAAGTCTTGTCTATTGTCTTTATAAACACCCAGCAGCCACAAGACAAGCGGGTAATAGATAGGTTTTACCCCTCTTTTTGGTGTCTCAATGTCAACTAAAAACGCCTCTATGTTGGCCGCTAAGGTGTCATAAAGATACTCTATTAATCCTCTACCTATTGGCGTTTCTATTGCGGCGCCTGCTTGTGTCTTCTCTTGTAAATGCTTTTTAAGCTGTTCTTCTGCCTGATGCTTGAATTGGTATTCTATTTCAAGCTCTTCTAAAAACAACGGGCTTTGTTCCATCTCTTCCATCACTTGCAACCTCCGATTATCCAAAATAAAAGCCATGCTATGAATAAAGACACAGCAAGACACAGTCCATGAAACATACCTATGGCGATGTAGGTTTCTAAAGTATCTCTATTGATTGGGAACATGTTGTCTATCTCCTTTTAGGACAAATAAAAAGCCCCATATGGTGACATAAAAGGCTACTTGCATATAATGAAACTGGCTTTGCGTATGACACTCTCAATAGCTTTGGTGTCTTCAACGAAAATATGAAATTGTGTATATGGTGGTTGGCTGTCTGTAAGAGTAATGTAGGTGCATGAAGGGCGTTCAAGGACATAAAGTGTGTCATTATGAAACATTAAGTAGCATGTAGCCCCATGTAGTACTTCTGCAATTAAAAAAGCACAGTAGTTTTTATCTAACTGTGCCTTAGTAATTACAAGCCCCTTTTTATATATCTTGCGTGGGTACATTTGATAACCGCTCAATGATGCCTTTAGGTGTCTTTATGTAGCAACCATCGGCATAAAAGGCCGCACCTAAGGACTTGAAGTCCACATAGCTTTTAATGGCATCATACACAGTATCGGATAGGTAGCCCTCTAACCAATTTCTTGCATAATCAGTCATATCATAACTTGATGTTAAAAACATGTAGCCGTTGAAAATATCATTAATAACTGTTTTATCTTTTACCTCCTTGAATACGTCTAAATAAGCCGAAAGTGTTTCTTGTTGATTACTTGTCATATTTGCTACTTGTATTGCTTCTTCGATTGTGTCTGCAATGTAGTTTTCGTTCGTAAACTGCATGTGCACTAAAAAGTTATGATTGTACCATGTGCGGATTGTGCCCTCTCTTAATAAATCAATAAGTTTCATTGTTGTTTCCTCCTTGTAATTTTTGAATAAAATGCATAACAATTTGTGGTCGTTTGCGTTATTTTTCTATACATTTTGTGATTGTTCTGATAATTCAGAAAAGCTATATAGTGTAATTGTCTTTGTTTTCATTTTGTGCTTACCCCCTGTTTTTCCCTTTCTTGTAACAATAAGGCATTAAACAACGCTGGATTATGTATTGCCTCCAGCCATTCTGTAAAATTAGACACACTGTACTGACGTACAATAGACTCTCCGTGTTTTTTATAAAATACTTTTTGATATTTAGATGTCGTTACTGAATATCTTTCAGCTGTAGCGATATAATACCGTGTGTTATGTACGTTATGACATACTGTCATAGCAATCGGTGTATCGTAAGACTGAAACAAGATAACACGCCCCACGGTTGTATCCATAACTACCTTAAACTGATTAGCAACGGGACGTCCTGACCGTGGACTTTTAATATTTTCAATTCTAAACATTTTATTTTCCTCCTCGCTTTTAATAAATCGTGTTGTGAATACGGCAATTCTTTTTCAGCAGTAGTGCAAGTTGTACCCTGCTGATACGTCTTGTATTACCAAAGGCTGATGTAGTCTCTATAAAGTCCCAATCAGCACAATTTAAAAGAGACTGTAGTTTTTCTTTTACAGTCTCTGGTGAAAAATCTTCTCTATAAAGTTTTATGATTTTCATAATTTTAGTCTTCGCTTTCTACCCACTGCTGGCCATTTTTAAAATATAAGTTGTCGTCATAGTCTAAAAACCATTGGTTGACGTAATCAAAAGACTGAATTTCTTCCCATTCTTGTTCCAGTTCGTCATAAAATCTATCGCATAAATCTATACGGACTTGTTCAATTAGTGCATATATTTTATCCGCTATATAACTTGTTTGTGACGTCTCTATCAGCGTATCAGCCGTATTCTCTCGAACAGTTACACTATATTTATGTACGTATCTATTAATTGTACGTACAATTACAAAATCAACGGATGCCTGCACATCGTTAAAAGAAGGCATAGTGCGTAAAAAACACACTTCTTTTTCATAACCGTGTTTTTCCGCATAAGCCAATACGGCCGCCGTATTAATGTTGTTACAGGTAAATGACAAGCCGTCCCCTTGACAATAAAAACCACTGTAATTAATGTCGTTGGTCACACAATTAAAGCCAGCCTCTTTTAAATCTTGTAACCATAAATCTTTTAAATAATTAGCATCATACTCAAAATTGTCAATAAACATGTTGATATTTTCATTAACAATTTTTTGTTGGGCTTTTTCGTCTAATTCCTTAAATCTATATAAATTTACTGTTCTTGTTTCCATTTTTATTGCCTCCAATTTTCAAAAAAAAAAATCAAGCTGTTAGTCGCTTTTTATTTCACTCTTGCTACACTTTATGCAGTAGCAAGTCTGCACAGTTTTATTATTTAGCCGCTGTTTTTATACAGCGCTGTTGCATAAATCATTACAACTTTTAGTTTGCGTCTGACGCCCCCAAACTGACGATTACCGCAAGCACCATAGATACTGTCACTCTCTATAGCGGCTCTTGCAGCCGTGTGTATGACATGTTATAATACATGTACAACTGTACCGTCATACACATTAGCTATGCAACTGTCAAGGTACCGTGTTACTTTTTGCTAATCACACTGTATCACATGATGTCACACATTGTCTAATTATTGATTTCTATATGACGGTATAGTTTTTATTTATAGGAAAGGAAAAATACGATGGATACTGAAAAAATCAAAGAACAAGCGCGGGCGGAAAAGCGTACCGCAACATTAACAGTGCGGTTGACACCCGCCGAAAAAGCGACATTTCAGAGTTATTGTGATATTAATGACTATGATAGTTCGTCATTATTAAGAGCATTAATGCATGAGTTCTTAGTTAATGAGCAAGATACAATCAAGATACATAACAATAGACAAAATCGTAATAGTAATAACGTTACAACAACTAATAACTATTACACGTCTAAATGTGACGATAAGTAACAATATGTATACTTTTAGGGACATTATGGTTGACAATAAGTATAAAATAACTTACTTATTGTCTCTTCTTGTTTCTTATGATTACTCTCTTTATGTGTCTTTATGTGTCTTTACGGATACATTTAGGTACATTTAGGTACATTTAGGTACATTTAGGTACATTTAGGTACATTTAGAGACATTTAGAGACATTTAGAGACATTTAGAGACATTTAGAGACATTTAGAGACATTTAGAGACATTTAGAGACAATAAGTACATTAATGAACATATTGTTCGATATCTAACAGATAAAATATCTATAACATATCTATTATGAATAGACACGCAATACATAATTTACACTCTATATGTCCCTTATTGCTCCCTTATTGTCCCCTTTTGTATCCGATAACCGCTGACAAAAAGGAAACAAAACGAGTCATTATGGGCAACACCATGTATACCCTATACCTCTATAGGTATATGTAAGACATTGTTTATGGTTTCTTTATAGTCACATCTTGGGCACATTATGGCCTATATGTATCTGATTTACTTTATTATTACTATATGGGACATATGGTACAATTAGGGACATATGGGGGTATTTTTATATTTTGTAATTCATTAACCCACATTTCACAATTTTTACATATTTTTATTTTTGTGCCCCCTAAAGGAGACCATAATGAAACATCAACGAAGACAAAAGGGTGAAGGCAGTATCATTGAGTACAAAAAGGGACACTATCGGGGCTTCTTAGACCTCGGTAGAGACCCCCAGACACAAAAACGTATCAGGAAGACCTTCACGGGTACAGACAAAAGAGAAGTCATCAAACTAATGCAGCAATACCAATATGAAAAAGAAAAAGGTATTCTTAGCATTAACAGCATGACTCCTTTTAATATTTACTGTAATCACTTCTTAGAAATCAAAGAAGGTAAAGTAAAAAGTACAACATATAAATCTTACGTTCATTATATAAATAAGCATTTTATACCCTTCTTTCATCAAACACCCCTGAAGGATATTAAGACAAAGGATATAAATACTTTTCTTATTCAACATAAAAACTATAGCAGTGCTACTACGAATGTCTATCGGACTGTCCTTAGTATGATATTTCAGACAGCAATAGCAGAAGAGCTTATCTTTACTAATCCTGTATCTTTGTCTGAAAATATAAAAACAAGACAAAAAGAAATAGTACCTTTAACAATCAATGAAGCACAGCTATTACTAAATTCAGTTAAGAACATGAAGGTACATACAGGTATCCCCTGGTACCCTATCATCCTCTTATGCTTAGAATGTGGCTTTAGACGTGGTGAGGTCTTAGGTCTTCACTGGTCAGATATAGACACAGCCAATAATACAATTACTATCCACCGCTCTATTGCTTCAGACACCTCTATACAAACACCTAAGACACAAAAAGCACAAAGAACAATAGCAGTAGATGCTCACACTATCAAAATACTACTCACTTATAAAAAGCATGATATTGTTGTCTTCCCGAATGCTATTGGGTCTTATTTTGCCCCTACAGCCATTTCTGTAGCCTTTAAGCACCTTAGTGAGTCATTAGGGCTCCATATGCGCTTTCACGACCTACGGCACACCAATGCCACCTGGTTAATAGCGAAAGGTGTCAATCCAAAGACAGTAAGTGCCCGCTTAGGACACAGTGATGTCTCTATAACGCTCAATAGGTATGCTCATACCGTCCAGGAAGAAGACAAAAAAGCTGCCTCCCTTATAAACAATTTAATAAACAAGAAATAAGAACCATTGTGTGCCAATAGTGTGACTAATTGGCACATTTTGTATTCTTATTCTATCAAACGCTACAATCGGAGGTAGAATTGTAGCACTTAAATACATCAAAATAAAATGCTTAATAAGATTCTAAATCAAATAAATTTTCTTTCTGTACTCCGCACACAGTCGAAAGTCCCATAAAAAAACGACAGCAGAATTTTCTACTGTCATTTCCTTTTCTTTTCGCC